TTATTAAACCAGAAAACGAAGAAACTAAGGCTCAAAAAGAAGTTCGGAATTTTGAGGAATATATCAAGTCACATGGTGAAAAACGTGATTTAGCAACGACAGACGCAAACGGCAAGGCAATTGTCCCTCAACAATTGGTAACACCATTGTTCACGCCCGCAAAAGGTGATTACAATTTGGCTCAATACGTCACTGTTAAAAAAAGTCATGAGTTCACAAGGGACTTATCCAGTTGCTACAAATTCAAATGCAATTTTGCAGACCAAAGCAGAAAATGCGCAAGTAGCAGAAGCAGACGTAAACATTAAGTCTGTTCAATTCAACACCCCCGAAAGAATGGGTCGTGTGTTGGTTTCGAACGAGCTCTTGAATGATAATTCGGTTGATTTAGCTAGTGAAGTTCAAGATCAATTAGGCGACCTTGTTCAGAACACGACCAATAAGCTAATCATGGACGTTGTCAATACTGCAACCGTTCAAAAGGTCGCTTCACTTGATGATATTAAGAATGCTAAAAACAAACTTAATCCATGGCTTAAGAATAAGATTGTTCTTTTGAATACTGATTCATTCGCTCACTTGGACGTTCTCAAAGACAATGAAGGTAAATATCTGATTCAACCAAACGTACAAGACGGCTTTGCAGGCACTCTGTTCGGTATTCCGGTTGTTGTCCTTGATAACACATTGCTTCCAACACCTTCAACAGGTTTACCAATTATTATTGGTGATTTGAGTGAGGCGGTTGTTCTCTTTGAACGTGAACAAGTTTCAGCAACCTACCAGCAATTTGACTCGTGGTCAACAGGTATTCTTGCCGGTGTTCGTGAAGACGCAAAACCAATTAATTTGGACGGTAATTTAGTAAACATGGTTCTTACTTCCACTCCAGGCAAGTAATCATGAAATGAAGACGGTCAGTGAACCGCCTTTTTATACATATAATTTAATTTGAAAGAAGGTTCATAAATGGCAGAGAAAACAGACACGACACCAACGACACAATTAGACACGTTAAAGAATTCATTGAGAATTCCGATCAGTATTAAAGATGATGACGCCCTATTACAAAGCTATATTGACGGAGCCACCGAGTATCTAGCAAGTACATTGAACGAGGAAGATAAAGAGACAAAACTTAATAGCTCACGAGCAAAAGTTGTTATCAATGCAATAGCTGAACTCATGTACCAGAACCGTGGCAATGATACCGTAACGAAAGATTTTCCGTATAGCTTGCGTTGCGTGATCAATCAGTTAAAATATAGTTATTGATTATATGTTGTTTTGCATGCGTAAAAACGTCACTCTTAATTGAATGACGTTTTTGTTGACAATTGTTAGAGCAATAGTTTTTACCTTATAAGGTACACGATATGCGATATGCGGTATACGTCATACGATATACGTGTTACAATGTTGGTGTAATAAAAAAGACCCATGTGAATGGGGATTCACGTGGGTCTGATATACAGCCGTTTTGAGAACGGTTGGACTTTCGACTAAAAACTTAAATTAAAACACAACTAAGTTCTCGCCGCTCGACCAAAAGTTTGGAGAACTTTTTTTGTGTCTTACTCTTTATTTTGGGTGAGTGCAATGATTGCCACTACTACACCAAATACCGTAGCCGTCATTGTAATGGTACCAATGACCAGCATAGCAATACTCACGGAGAATACCTCAAAATTAAGATTTTTCACACTTTGACATAATTATCAGATCCTTTCGATTAGGGTTTTTGACCCGTTCTCAAAGGCGAAATACATGCCAACCGTTCTCGCAACTTCTGTACTCAAACATTATAACATCTTTAATTGCATATCAAAAAGCACTACTCATTAGTTTGGGTGGTGTTTTTTGTTGGCTAATAAAATTTAGATTTTATGATGTAATAAGCACTCGGCTGAAAATTCAGCGGTGATAATCTCGTGGCCGAAAACTCGGCCGCCAAATAAACGCATTCTCGTGCATTGTTTGTTTATACGAGTGAATAATTCATTAGTATTCAGATTAAGTCAAGAAGCATTCCCGAAATAATTCAGAATAATGATATAATTCTATTGAGGTGATTAAGATGAATTCAGAATTATTCACGATGTCTCAAATTTCACGCAAGTTAAACGTTAGCAAGAGTAGCGTATATCGAAGTATAAGTAAGCTAAATTTAAGAGAAACCAGCACTAGAGGAAAAGCAAAACTATATAATCAAGAAGCATTCCAGAAAATTCAAAAAGACTTATCAGATTTGAACAGTAAACAGTTCATCAACAATTCAAAGAACAATTCGGAATTAATTCAAGAATTAAAAACGGAAGTTGAACGTTGGAAAAATGAAACTGATAAAAGAAATGAACAAATAGACAAGCTCACACAATTATTAGATCAGTCGCAACGTCTACAATTAGATGTGCAAAATAAATTGAAAAAGTTAGAAAGCAACACCGTACAAAGCCGTGAGAACGATTCTAAGGGCGATAGCAATGATTCAGATACAAATACAAACAAACAAAACGAAAAGCCCTCTAAAGAGACGAGAGAGAGCTTTTGGAAACGGTTATTTAGATAGGTTGTCAATATTTTTTAGGTAGTATATAATAAGGTCAATTAAATACGAGTACGAAAAAAGGCGTTGATTATAGAAGTTTATGACAGGACTTCTACAACCAGCTAACAAGTGACCGTACCACTTGAAGCCTTTTAGCGCCAATTTTTATTAATATATTTTGAAAGAGGTTTCGGAAATGCGTTTCCTACTTCCTTAAGTATATGAAAATAATTGGATTAATGCAAGAGTGATACATAATTGCAAAGTTAAAAGGGGTTCAAGTTAAATAACTTGTTACCCTTTTTTCTTACTCCTAATAAAGGGAGATATGCAATTATGAAGCAATTTATTAAAGTAAGTGAAGATTATTTTGAAGATGAAAATTTAAAAGGCTGCGAGATTTTATTAATGTCCATGCTTGAAGATCGTATGGAGAGTTCTATTCAACGACCAGAATTTTTTGATAAGAAAATGGGCGACCATTTTGTCATTTATACTCGCGCAGAACTATCTAAGAAGTTAGGTCTGAATTTAGGAACCGTTACAAATATGTTTAAGAAATTAGTTAACAAAGGTTATTTAGTTATCAAGCACCAATTCAATGGAGCAAGTAAACTATTCCTACCAAAATTCAATTATGAAACCAATAACGACAACGTAAGTTCAAATTTTGAACTCCCGAAAAGTGAAAATTTCATTTCTAATCATAGAACTAAATTAAATAAACAAATAACATATAATACAAATGATACGTGTTCACAGACTAATTCTCCAAAAGATTCCAATATCACTCAAAAGCCAGATCAAAACAAAGTTATCCGACAAGCTGAATTAGACGTGATTGCTAACAGTCTAGTGACGAAGGTTCATTTACCAAAGCAAGCCGTTAGCGTCATGAAGACCTTCTCTTTTGGTGATCCAAAAAACTATATGCCTATGCCGGTTTATTGTTTAAAGCTAAGTCAGCAGTCAGTAAACAAGCCAGGAGCATTCAGAATGCCCAGGAAGCCCTATCATTTGAATTAAACACGGATTACCAAGAAACCCTAGACACGGATTTGAAACGGATTATTGTTTCAGCTAACAAGAAGACTTCTCGACCAGAAGGCTATATGATGACTTCGCTCATGGATATGTTTCAGAATAAAGTTAATGATTATTGTATTCGTGATATTGAAAGCGTTCTTTAAGAACGTCACCGAAACACTTAATTGTAACTAATGAAATTAATGCTTTTTAGTGATTACATTAGGGTAGACCTAAGTTAAACAAAATTAGCTGGAAAGGAAAATATATGTTTTTTTCAATATTTTTAGGATTAGTTTTGTTATCAGTTGAGATAATCTTAATTGCATTTCTAGCTTCATTAATTCATGCTAATTTAAAGCCATAAGAGACGTTCTAAGACGTTTTAGAATAACTTGAATATAAATATACGTGAGTGAGATAGAACGGCTTAAACGAGCTTAGAATACATGCTCTAAAAAATCATTGGAGATAATATAGTATTTACCATAATTAGCGTTATCCTTATTTATAAGGAGAGTGTTAATTATGAAAAAATAATTTTGATGAGCGTCGGGTTAAGTGCGTTGTTGTTAAGCAGTCCAATTCTTGCCAAGTCTAATCACGTTAGTTTGAAGGTAAATCCAATTACAGGTAATCAAACGAGTGTTAATGGTGAAACTACTAAATTAGCAACTATTAAGGTTTTACATAATAAGACTTTATTAGGTAAGGGTACAGCCTCTAAAAGGGGTGCTTTTAAAATAACCCTTAAAGTACCAATTAAAAATGGTTGGAAGTATACGATTCAAGCTACAAAACGGGGCTTTGCAGCTAAAAAATACACTGTTACGGCTTTATACGCCTCTACAAAAACAGATCAAGCTCAAAGTAATAATTATCAAGATGAAATTCACGACTTGCAGAATACGATTGTAAGTTTGCAATCGCAATTAAATGATTTAAAAAATAAGCCACAACAAGCAACTACAACAGATCAAGCTCAAAGTAATAATTATCAAAATGAAATTCATGACTTGCAGAATACAATTGTAAGTTTACAATCGCAATTAAATGATTTAAAAAATAAGCCACAACAAGCAACTACTACGATTATTAATGGCGATAGCGGTACAGAAGATGGTTCAGACTCCTATGATAAGAACAAAGATTATTGGTCGGGTACAAGCCAAAATATGTATGTAGATGATGGATCGGTAATGCTTTATACTGACGGAAATTCCGGAAGCGACTCAGTAGATAGAGTTTTTGGCAAGACGGATAAAATACATACGATTAAGACGTGGGTAAATAACTCAGTTGAGGGACTGTATCCAGTTGAATATAATGGGCAAAAGCTATTTGTTGATAAGGGCGATGTGACTAAACTTGATGCAGACAACAGTAGTAATCAATTGTATTACAAGGACGGCAGTTACTTTGCTAATTATTCACCAGAAAAATCTAATGTAAAGACATTTAACGGTTTGTATTGGAATGAATACACGCCAACAGGAATATATTATTGGAAGTTTCGTGATGGAAGCTGGCACGATGATTCAAATGATAGTAATCCTGCTCCAACTGCCAATCAGAAAAAGATTAAAGAGTTACAAGATCAAATTCAAACTATAGATAAACAAAGATCGGCAATAAATCAAAATATGGCACAAGTTGAAACATCTATAAACAAAAGTGATCCTAATGAAAATGAGGATATTCCATCATCAGAAAAGTTGGATGAATATAATACTGGCGAAAGCATAGATCAACTAAAAGAAAGCTTGTCTTATCGGACCAATGATTTAGCTACTGATACCGAAAAATTAAATAAACTTAATTCAAGTGATGATGATTATTATGTAGTTACTAGTAAAATAAAACAGGACAATGAGTGGATTGAAAGAATTAATAAAGAAATCAGTGATTATAATTCTATGACTAAAACGATTGCTGGTTTTGGTGGTCAAGCTGGTTATTTAAAAAAAGCTCAAGAATATCTAGATCAATATAATGCCTTGAAGAGTAAATTAAGCGATTTAACAAAACAAAGCAATGATTTAAATAATCAAATTAATTCTTTGGAGGCACAAATTGATACATTAGAGAATCAGCAAGATTAATAATAGAATAGCTTAAATTCACTGTGATCGTTAGATCATGGTGCTTTTTTATTTTATAAGCAAAATAATTAGTTTGTGATCATTATTGGCCTGATATTAATATGAGTTAGATAGTCATAATTTAGAGAAAGAAAGAACCAAAGAGTAGAGAGGGTAGAGAGTACCTAAATCACTCACTACGTTCGTTCATTAAGGTACTCTATTTTTAAATAAATTAATTATTACTTTTTAAGTTGTTATTTTTTGAATTATTATTTTTAAATTGATAATTGAATGATTGACTTTCGAACGTAGTGAGAATCGAAAAAAATTGATTTTTATTTTTGAGATATTTGGTAATCTTTTGACTTGACGGTTCTAAGTTTTTATTTTAGTTATGAACGTAGTAAGTGAATTAGTAAAATAGACAGGGTGGCGCTCAGTCGTCGTGCTGGCTGTACAGTGGCAAAAAGTGTCAACTACGAATAAACGTTGATATAACAGCATTCTCAAAATTAACACCCGGCTTATGATGACCTCGTAAAAAGTTGTCAACTATGAATTTCTTTTATAAAAATAAAAATAGGTTCTCTAAAGCATTGATACCATTGAGATACAGAGAACTTCGTTTCAAAAGAAGAGACACATTAGCTTGTGTCAATTTAAAAGCAACATTATTATCAAGATACAAATATTGAAAGGAAGAATATTTTGAATAATTTAGAAAAGTTTGTCAATAATTATTGTTTTAAATCAGATGACAAATTAATTTCAAAAACACATCTGTTTAACTTGTACAAAAAAGTTGAATCACAGCCTGTTAATTTGTAGACTTCAAAAAAATATTGTGATGGAATTTTTGAACAATATTCGGGAGCTTGTTATGCAAGAAAGGATTATCAAAAAAGAAATTCTCACAATGTGTATAGGTGCTATTTCAAGAATGACAAATGTGAAATGTTTGATTCTAAGAAAAGAGATCACGAGGAATATATGAATAAAAAAACGATACTAGAGTTGTCGAAGGTTTTATTTATGGATTTACTGGAAAATCAGGAATAAAGTTGTGTGATAAAAATGGTGAGAATTTAGGAAAATTTTATTTTGATACTCACAAAGTTAATTCAAATTTGATGAGATCACAACATCGTGGACTGAAAGTCATAATCGCTTATAAAAGGGTTCAAGGCAAGAAGAAAGTTTTGAACAGTATTACAAACTGTAAGTTAATCTTACCGAAAGACGATGAAAAAATACTCATTACGTTACTGCTGGAATGGCTAGTTATGTAGACGAGAATATTATTCAATTCAATGATTATGTGAGTGCTGAAAACCGGAAAAGTAATGAAATTTTGAATGAAATGATTGAATTATAAACGTAAAAGAGTAACAACAATGCCCCTTAATTTGGGGTGTTGATACGTAAAAAAATAAATTTGGTGAAAGTGGGGTTATTTTGCTGAATATTCCACCAAAAAAGCCAATTTTTTGACTTATTATATAAGGTATTAAATTATTTTTAAAAGTTTTACAAGCAGTTTTTCCCACTTTTTAGGTGCTTTTTGAGCATAAGAGACACATTTTTATCTTAGATGAGAAGGGTTAAAATATATTTTCCCAACCTTCCCTATTTTTTAAAAATAACATGGCTTAAATGGGGTCTTTTAGCTTTATATGAGAGATATTAAATTATTTAGTAAAAAGTTTTACGTGCACTTTTGGGCAGATTTAGGGTGTTTTTTACCTATAATCGACACACTTTTCCCTTTAGTGTAAGATAATAAAATATTTTTAAATTAATGTGTCCATATCTCCTTTAAAATGTATCAATATTTAAGATGATTTGGGCTAGTTTCACCTTATATGTAAGATGATAAATTAATTTTAAATAATGACACCATTTTAAACAATACAATAGGCTTTTAGAATGTTTTTTTAAATATTGGTGGCGAAAAACCCTTAAGTGAGTACAATACATAGAGCGTGTCGAAAGACAAAAATTTAAAACGTTCTAAATTTATTACTTTAAAAAATTCTTTTTTTCTTTTGAAAATGGAGGCAGTAAATGGTTGCGTGTTTTTGGTTTACGGTTCGCTGTAGGGGACGAGAAATGCACCTTACCTTGGATTATAGTTAATCCTAAATTATGCAAAACTATTTTTGGCTTTGATTTCAAACATAGGACAAAGGCGGAAAACTTTGTCCTTATACATAACGGTTATGATAACGCCGATATGTTAGTGAGCCGTTACGTTGACACCAGAAAGTCTCTTATCACCTCTTTCTTCGGTGTTACGTTTTTCGAGTTTCGCTTTTCAAATTTCTTTTTTCGGTGAGTGCAAAAACTCACCCTTCCGCTACATACTCACCAAGTGAGATGTTTCCACAACTTCTTTGGGTTTACCTTTCTTATATTATAATAATTACCTTTCTTGTAAAGTCTTGTTTATCAAGGCTTTTTTATATACATATATTTTTAAAAAAATAAACAATAAATAAATAAAATAAAAGGAGTGATAATAATGGAGTTCAAAACAAACGAACAACTTATGTTGTATAGGTGGCATGTGCGTTTCGGAACGAACAAGAAAGCACTAGCCAATATGATCGGAATTTCAAATACAACAGTTAATAATGTCATGAGTGGCAAACCGTTCGGGTTCGAGACTAAATATAAGATTGATGAGTTCTTAAAAGATAACGATGATATGGTGGCGTTCTTAAAATGAAAGCAAACTTAAATGAAATGAGATACGTTGGCGTTCTTAATAAACTCCAGCAAACACAAGGTGAATATGGAAGCTTTGATACCAAGCTAACACCGTTGCTTACTTTCAGGTTCGGCTATTATCACATGTCGTTTACGGTCAACGTTGAAGCTCGTGTTATCGACCAACTAGTGAATACTATCACTATTTTCACACGGCACAACTCTCTTTTTATTAGCAACCCTAGTCTCTCGATCACGATTGATAATGTTTCTTACAGTATTCAGTCCGTTATTCCAGACTTTGATATGAACGGCTTAGACACAATCACTTTGAAAAAAGTAGGCGCTTAACATGATTATGCACGAGTGTTCACACGTTGGTTGTACGGAATTAATTCCGTTTAACGTGAGGTATTGTGAGAAGCATAAGAAGCAGAAAGCCCATGAAGTTATACAGTCACATAAAAGGAACGACAAGTTTGGGGATTCTATCAAAGTCAACAATGGCGAAAGACGAGAAATGCTTACATGGACGGTCACCCGTGGTGTGAAGAATGTTTGAGGAATGGTCGTCACAAACTTGCGACAAGTGTCGATCATATCAAGCCACTTAAATTATGTGATGAAAATGAACAATTAAGTTTTGATAATCTACAATCATTATGTCCCAGTTGTCATAATTATAAGACTAGGCAAGAACAAAAGAGTTATATAAATAAGTAGAGATAGCTATATGCGCACGAAAAAAGCCACCAGACACCCCACAATCAATGAGGGGGGCACGGTGACCATGTCGATTTATACACGCTTGACTTCAAAAAATTTTTGCTCGTTTTTTAGTTTTTTATTATTTATTATGGAAATATAAGAATTTTCTATATTTTTTAAGATTAATTTCTGTATTTCCAACTACATATTATATCACATTTTCACAGAAAGAAGGTAATTAAAATCGTGAAAAAATTAGATACAAGAAATCATATTTCTAAGATCGAAAAAGGTGACAGGGAGCAAGCTAAACAGCTTCTAAAAGATCAACAAACAGAATTAACGCCAGCTTCATTTTTAGATAGGCATGAAAAGAATGTTTTCAAAAAACTAGTTAGTGTAATTGATTTAGACGCCACCCCCCTATCGGGCGTAGATAGTTATCAACTATCTTTACTGGTTCTACAGATGAATTATATTGCCTTATCGGCACAAATATCAAAGAAAAAGGCTTAATTATCGGCAAAGTTAAAAACCCTTCAATTGCAATTATGAACCAAGCGATCAAAAACTCAAATAGCTTAATCAGTGAGTTGGGACTTTCGTACAATAAGCGAGTGAATAGCCTGTTAGACAAAATTCAGAACGGATCAAATGAAGTTGATCCAATAGCCGAGATGTTGGAAAATGACTGATTACGTTCTTAATTATTGTAACGATATTTTATCAGGAAAAATTATCGCTTGTAAGAAACAAAAACAAGCCTGCCAGCGTGAACTGGACGACCGTAAACGTTCTGAAAATGATGATTTCCCTTATTATTTTGACTTAAAAGAAGCTAACAAAAGTATCAAATTTATTTCTTTAATTCCAAAAACAGACGGCACGAAGCTAGAAATGGCAGGCTTCCAAAATTATTGTCGGAAGTTTAGCGGCTTGGCGCAGAAAAGATAATCATTATCGAAGATTTAAAGACGCTTATATATCTATGGCTAGAAAATCAGGCAAAACATACATCGCCAGTGCGTTAGCAATTCAAGCGTTACTACTCGAAAGAGTGCCCAGGAAGAATAGGCAAGTGTTGTTTGTCTCGAACGCTTTGAAGCAAGCAAAATTAGGTTATAACATGATGAGTTCTGAAATCAGACAACTTCAAAGAGAAAGTCCGTTTTTGAGACGTGCGATAGATGTTAAAAAGAAACAAATTACTAAATTAGATGATGATAGTTTTGCAATTGCCGTTGCTGGGAAACCGGAAACATTAGACGGCTTCTCTTCTTCAGGCATGGCTTTGATTGATGAATATTGGATGCAGAAAGATGATTCAGTATTGAACTCAATTAAAAGCGGTCAAATTAAAGAGCCTAACAGCCTATGCGCTATCTGTTCAACGACAGGTAAGTTTCAGCATGGAGCAATGAAAAAGCTATACGATCACTATACAGACGTTCTAAACGGCAAGCACGAAGAAGATACAACCTTCATTGCCATTTGGGAGCTAGATAATCCGAAAGAAGTTACTGATTCAAATAATTGGATTAAGGCTAACCCACTATTAATCAACAAAGAAGTTTCGGACGTCCTGAAACCTAAATTACAAGCAGATTTAGACAGCGCATTGCAAACAAAAGATACTTCAAATTTCATTATTAAGAATATGAATTGTTGGCTTAATGCTAGTGACGATAGTTTCATTTCTGATTCAGACTGGCAGAATGCAATTGTTAAACCAAAGCCAGATATTTCAGGCTCAAAAGCCTATATCGGATTAGATTTGTCAGCAACCAATGACCTTACTTCAATTAGTTGGTTGTGTCAGCTAAACAGTGGCAAATGGTTTGCAGATTCATATTCTTTCGTGTCAACGAAAACAGATATTGTTACGAAGATGAAAGCGGACGGCATTAATTACGAAGCGTTGGAAAAAGCCGGTGAGTGCGAACTCTCAAAACTTGATTCGGGGTTGGTTGATTATGATTTGGTTTATCAATTCATAATTGATTTAATCGAAAAAATAATTTAGATATTCAAGAAGTTTGTTATGACCCGTGGCAAGGTTCAGCAATTATCTCACGACTTGAAAAGCATGGTGATATTCCATTATTTGAAGTCACTCAAAACGAAAAGATGCTATCAGAACCAACCAAGGCATTCAGAGAAGCGATTATAAACAAAATATTGTTGTCGCTGATAATCATTATTAAGATATGCGGTACAGAACGCAGTTCTACACTACAACAACACAGGCGCTATCAGAGTTGATAAACTAAGAAACAACCAAAAATGATCCAATTGCTGCAATGATTGACGCTTATACATTGCTACATTTGAAAGAAGTCGAGGTAAACAATGAAAAGAGTAATGAATATTATGAAAATTTCAGCTTTTAATAAGGTAGCACTTCAAACTTATTTTTTCATCCTGGGTTTGGTGCTTTTTAATTTAGGTATTTTTTATCAAGTCTGAATTTTGGACTAATCACATCAGGCTTAACGCTAGTATTACTAGCAGTAATTATAAATATTGAGAAGAAAGGAGGAAAATAATGGGACTTTTAATCAACGGTACGGACACAAGTCCGCAACCAGACAGTTCAGACGCTTTTTGGACGCCTTGGTAAGCTTGTCGGGAGATTCAGACTTTTATGCAGGCAAGTCAGTTTTAAGAAATCCAGATGTATACAGTGCGGTATCAACTATTAGTAATACGGTTGCTTCATGTCCGTTTATCAGTAGTACACCACTAATTTCAAAGATGTTGAATAATCCGAGTGTAAGCAATTTGAGAAGTGGCTTCAATTTTTGGAGTTCGGTATTAACTAATCTATTAATCAATGGTAATTCATTCGCTTTGATTGAAAACGGTGGTCATGCTTTGAAATTTGTTGGAGGAAATCAAATGACCGTCACCTATGACACTTCCACGGGACAAGTTAGCTATCGTTATCAAGCCGATCCTTCAACGAGTGCGCAGAATGTGCCTGTATCACAAGTTCTACACTTTAAAATTCTAAGTTTAGACAGTATTGCAGGAATTTCACCTTTGTACGCTTTGCGAGATAGTTTGGAATTACAGTCTATCGGAACTCAAACATTGAAGGACGTATTCCAGAGTGGCATCCATGGAATGATATCAGTAAGCAAGTCCGATTTATCAGATTCCGCAAAAGAAAATCTAAGACAAAACTTTCAGAAGATTGCTTCATCAGGCGTTGGCGTGAGTGATGATTCAATTAAATTTGAACAGATTAGTGTTGATGAAGGACTTTTGAAGGCGATTCAGACCAATAATTTAGCTTCCGAAAAAGTTGCTTCCGTTTTCGGCTTGCCCAGTGAATTTTTAGGGGTTGAGAACGCACATAGTTCAGTAAGCCAATCGCTCAAAACTATGTTTTTGAACAGCTTAACACCATATTTTGAAGCTATTCAATCAGAACTTAATAATAAGTTGCCAGGCTATGAGATCGAACAAGATCGTTCTAATATCTTACCAGCTTCATTTAGTGACCGAGCTAAGACGCTTGTCAGTCTGATTCAGAACGGCGTCATGATGCCGGCAGAAGCAAGACAGACGCTTAATATTGACACTGATAAAGACAAGGACAACAAAGCACTCAACCGATTTTATGGTTCGCTCAACTTTAGCCAGTTGGAAAATTTGAGTGAAAACGATTATGACCGTGCGAACGCTTCAAAGTATTCAAACGATAATACGGATTCAAATAATACAGATAAAGAACAGGGGGGAAAACAATGACAAAGATTCAAAATAACGAGAAACTTATTTTAAAAGCTACTAATTTACGTGCTTTAGATCAAGATGATAAAGACAACGATCAAAGTAAAACAATTAGTGGCACTGCAATTAGTTTTAATTCTCAAAGCAAAGATTTAGGTGGATTTACAGAAATTGTAAGTCCGGACGCTTTGAACGGGGTAGATTTAAGCAATGTTTATTTAGTTTTAGATCACGACTTGTCAAAGCCGTTAGCAAAGAACGGAGTTAACCTAACACTAACACCAGATGATAATGGTTTGAATTTTGAAGCAACAGTAGACACATCAGTTTCATATGTTAGCGATGTCTATAATTTGATTCAGCAAGGTGTTGTTAATTCAATGAGTTTTGCTTTCACTGTTCCAGATAACGGTGATTCATGGATTGAAGATGAAAGTGGAAATATTGTTAGAACCATTAATCAAATTGACCAACTTTTTGAAATTCAATCGTAACAATTCCAGCCTACAATTCAACAGATGTAGAAGTGGCAACTAGAAGTTACGAAAATTTTATTGCAGAAAATAACAAACAAGACAACTCAAAATCAAAAGGAGAAAAACGAAACATGACAGAAAAAACTA